CTGCTGGCGGCCGTGGTCGGCGCGGTCGGCGTGGTCGGCGCGGTCGGCGCGGTCGGCGCGGCGGTGCTGCTGGCGGCCGAGGTCGGCGCGGTCGGCGCGGCGGTGCTGCTGGCCCCAGGCGCCTCATCACCTCGTCCCTCCCTGCGCGAAACCAGCCCAGCCATCCGGCGCCCGACAGACCACCCAGCCTTCGCGATGCCGGCAATCGGCCCGAGAACCTCCCGCGCAGCTTGAACGACAGGATCCCCCTGCGCCATTTGCCCGACGGGCTGTGCCCCGGCTGCGCCTACGCCCTTGATCGCCTGGATCAGGTCGCCGAGCTTCTCGCGGCCACTCGAAAAGACGGACGCCTTCCCGCCCTTTCCACCGGATCCGCTTTCGCCCGGAGCGCCAGACGTTCCCGATCCGGAATCAGGCGAGCCTTGCGACTTGGTGAACCGGCCCGTTTTGTCTCGCGCGCCTTGTGCGGCTGGCGGTATGGGCGCACTGCCTGCTTGGGCTGCACCCTGGCGTGCAGGATTTTCGGTTGCTGCTGCTGGTGTTGGCCGTGCAGGTGCTGCAGGTGCAGCGTTTGCCAGCGCGGGCGCGGCGGTCGGTGCTGCCGCTGCGCTGCCGCTACTCGCAGCCTGCGGCGCGGCGCGGCGCAGCCCTGCCGGTCCATCGCCGCCATCACCACCGCTCGCGCCACGAAGGACGCCGCCAGCCTGCGACGGCACAGAAGCGTCTGCAGCAGGTGCCGCCGCCGTGGATCTGGCCGTCGCAGTGGCCGCCGCCCGCGCCGACGCACTGGCCGAACCGGCATCCCCTGCCTGGCCCGCTGCACCTGGCGCCGACTGCCCGATCCGGCCGGCCAACTCGCTGATCCGCCCTGCCAGCGCCCGGACCTCCTTCGACAGCGCAGGGTCCGTGCCGCCCGTCGCACTGTTGTTCGTGACGCTGACGAACTGGCCCGCGGCGTTGCGCGGTCGCTCTGCGGCGCTCGACGTACCAGACTGCGAGACCCCTTGCCCAGCCGGAACCTCTGGCGACGATGAGGATTGCCGCGCAGCAGTCCCCGCGGTAGACGCCGCCCGCCCAGCCGCCGACACCGCCTCGCCCGCCCCGATCGCCCGACCTCCCGCCGCCGTGCCACCGCGACGGCCAGTCCCTGCAGTCGGCGTGTCGCGCCGGATCATGTCGGCGATCTGCTGCAGCGCAGCCTCTACATCGTCGATCCCCCCGCTGATCTCGCCCAAGCTGCCGTCGATGTCCTCCAGCGCGGCCAGGACGCCGTCGTCCTTGTTCTCGCGGTCGGTGATGCGCTCGCCGGTCAGGAAGCCTGCGGCGTCGTGTTGGAAGGTCGTCATGGCAGGGTCAGATCACGAATTGGTCGGCTTGAACGAAGGTCATCTTGACCTGCTCGCAATCGCCTTCTCCGCGGGACAAATCCGACTGGATCGTCCCCGGTCGCATCATCAGGTGAACACCGAACGCCTTGATGTCGTCGTTCGGCGTCGCGTGGTAGGTGGTCAGCCGGATGCAGTATTGGGCTGGCAGGCCGACCGTCCCGCTCGGGTGGACGGCCTGGTGCTGCTTGCCGGTGAACCACCGCTTGATGGTCCCCGCTTCGTCGTCCAGCGTGGTGATGCTGATCTCGACAGGCTCGCGCCCTGACACCTTGTCCGATGTCGTCCCGCCGATCTTCACTGGCTCGCCCGAGATGACCTCGCTGTACGAAATCTCGGTCGCGAACAAGTTGAAGACGTGTGGGACATTGACCCCCTGCGACATCAAAACGCCGCTGATCGCGCTGGTGTTGAACCCGAGCGACGACAGCGCGCCCGAGGCCATGCCCAGCGCCTGAGACTTGAGGCCGGCGGCGATGCCTTTCAGCCCACCGGATGCCGCGAAGATGGAGAACAGGTTGCTCTTCAGCCTGGTCATCGCCCGCTGCTTCGGCCCGATGCCGTAGTCCAGCGCGGGCGGGTTCGGATCTTCCATCTCGACGAAGTACAGGTTCTTGCGCGACAGCCGCGCATCGAGCATGTAGTCCATGGCGGCGGCGGTCTGCGCCAGCGAATATCCACCAAGCAGGTAATGCGGGTTGTCCATGTACCCAGGGTCGGACGGATCGAGAAATTTTTCGTCATCCCTGGTGTGGATGAGCTGGACGTTCTTGACGCCGCCGCTGCCGTAAAGCTTGTCCGCGATCTTCTTCGACGCGAAACCGCCCAGCGCCGAACCGGCTCCCTTGAACAGGTCGGCGCTGATCATGCTGGGGCCTCCTCTTCCTGGTCGATGCCGCCGCCCGTGCCGCCCGGCACCATGGCCGGCGGCTCGCCGCCACCTCCGCCGTCACCACCGAACCCGCCGCCCTGCGCCTCCATCGCCGCGGCAGCCTCCTTCGCCGCCTTGAGCAGGGACGATGCGTAGAGCTTCGCCGCGTCCTCATCGATCTTCATGACCTTCGACAGCAGGTGTTCCAGCGCGGGCTTGTCCAGGCCAAGATCACGCGCCTGGGTGAGCGTCTGCACCATCAGTGCGCTGGCGTTCATGGCGTCTGCGAGGGTCCGCTGGCGCTCGCTTTCCAGCGCCGAAATGGTGCCGTAGAAATTCACCACCCACGGCTCGCGGCCGGGCAGGTACTGGCGGCCGTACTTCAGCGCGCAGTGGGTAGCGATGATGTGGCCGAACCCGTCCGCCAGCGCGATGCGCAGCGACCGGGACCGTTCGGCGGTTTGCGCCGATGTGCGGAATGCCCCGCCGTCGCCCATGCTCGCACTGAGCTGGTCGGCAAAACCGAGTTGCGTCAGGTCGGTGCCCAGCGCGCCAGCCAGCAGCTTCGCATTCATCAGCACGTCGTCGATGCCGACCGTTCCAGCCCGGCCGCCACCGCTGCCACCCGCGCTGTTCACGCCCTGCATGGACACGAGCTGCTTTTCGGAGAAGACGGGGATGATGTGCCGCAGGCGCTGCAAGAAAGGCTTGCCGCTGGAGATCGACTCCATCGCCACGTCCTTGCTCCGCTTCAGCACTTTCTGCAAGCTCCCGAGGAAGCGGGTTCGCTGCTCCTTGGTCAGCCCCTGAACCTGGGCGAGCACGAACGATTCGTCGATCGAGTCGATCAGGCGCTGGCCCGTCATCCCAGCGAGTGAAGCGGCGAACTTGTCGTACTGCGCCTCTACATCGGCCAGAAAGCTCCCGCCGACCAGCGATGGCATCGACAAAACGTCTTCGCTGTCGGGGTCATCGGTCGTGATGTGAAGGCGCCAAGCCTTTTCCTCCGCCATCGTCTGAGGAATGTAGCCCAGCCGCGGCGCCTTGAAGCGGGCGATACGGTCCATGGTCAGGCGTACCACCTCGCGCTTGCCGACTGCCACCGCAACCAGGCAGGTCTTGCCCGCGCGCTCGTATGGCTGCACCAGCCCCGGCAACAGCATCTCGTCCGCCTCGATACCGAGTACCCCCTCGTCAGGCCGCTGGTACAGCCGGGTGTAGGCATCCCCGAATCCGGCGACGCGGTAGGCCACCGTAGGAGCCACCCGGTTCAGCATCCGGAGCAGGTCCGCGCGGATCTTCGCGAGCAGAGCCTTGTCGTCGTCTGTCGCGTGCGCTGCATCCTCCAGAAAAACCACGTCGCCGGACGTTTCATGGCCGCCCAGCGCGGCCGTGCAGTGCAGCTTGATCGCGCTGCTGACGATCGGGTCGCGCAGCATCTGCGCCCACTTCGCATAGATGTCGCGCCGTGATCTGGCCGGCGAGCCGCTGTCGCCAGACAGGGCATCGCTCGACAGGATCTCCATGTCCGCCGTCCAGCCGGCGTCCTCGACCTCGCGGGCCAGATCAACCCCGCCCCCACGGCCGAAAATCTTCGCCAGTGCCCCAGCGGTCGCCGCCACCCAGCCCTTGGGCTGCTTCGATTCTGCTGTCTTCGCCATGGGGGAATTGTCGGGATGGGGGTGTCTCGCGCCTCTTGCTTTTCCGCCTTGCGTTATTTCCGGTTTATGATTTTGTTTGACACCATCCCGAGCACCCAAGACAGGAAACGCCAGTGGAACCAATTCAGATCGTCAACGATGGGCCGCTGCTGCTGTCCACCACCTACTGGGCCACCGAGCCGGCCAGCCGGGGACTGATGCTGCTGTGCGGCAATGCTGGCGCACTGCGGCTGCTGGTGCCAAAGGCGGCAGAACACAACTTGAAGGAGATGCGAACCGGGTCCAGCGTCACCATCGAGCGCAGCCAGGACCGTGAGCGCGAGGTGGATGTGGTGTTCGAGGACGGCACCACGTCGCCGTTCTTCGTCGCCCTGCACGCGCGACAGATGATCAACACCACCGGCACGAAGAGGATCCTGCCGTTCTACGTCTACGCCTCGAACGGGCTTGCCATGAAGTTCGTTGCGAAGGATTCCCGATGACTACCGAGATCGATATCCCTGTGAAGTCCGGGCGCGGGGGGAAGCGCACCCCGAAGACTGGCAACCACATCGGCCGGCCTGCGCTGGCTGGGGCGGGCGCCGGCATGTCGCGGATGGTCGGCTTTCGCATTGACCCGGCGCGCGGTCAGAAGCTTGCCCGCCTGCAGACCCAGTTCGGGTTGTCGATGTCGGCGACGATCCTGCGCCTGATCGACGACGCGCCAGACGACTGAACTTTTTTTCCGGTTTCGCTTGCGCGCCTTTTGATTTTGTTTAACAATACCAAACATCGGATCAGCAAACGGCAGGTCCGGCAACCCAAGGAGATTGAGATGACCGCATTCCAAGCCGCTTTCCGCAAGCAGAAAGAAACTGCCGCGCTGGCTCGCCAACGAGACCGCGCCGAGATGATCGCCGACATGGAATCGGCGCTGGAGCGTGGCGGCGCCTACTGGGAGTCATGGAGCCGGGAGGCAGGTTGCATGCTCCGTGCGATTGACATCGCTGTCCCCGAGCAGCCGTCTGCTGAAGAGCTGCGGGCCGCAATCAACACTTGGGGCTGACCAAGCCCCGCAAGGGGCGTGCAATAGCACCGCGGCGCGATGCTATTGCACGCCACAACGACCAGCCCAGGAAGCACGACATGCCCGCCAAGACCTACACCATCGCCACCGCCCACGAGATGATGATCGCCATCGTGCCGGATGGCCAGGACATCGCCGCCGAGGTGGAGCGCACGGCTGCCGAATCCGGCATCACGTTCGACCAGTTCGATACCACGACCGGCCTGACGCTCACCGATGAGCCGCTGGCGGATGACCAGATCGTCGTGTACGGCGACAAGATGGGGCGGGTCACCGATGAGGATGGCATCGGCTACCTCTACGCGGTGAAGCGCCGCGACGATGCGGCCGATCTGCTGAGGCGTCGCCACCGCACCGATGATGAACTGGCAGACATCGGCGGGCGTGCAGCGTACCTGCAGGCCCTGCGCGAAGACCTCGCCGCCGCTCAGGCCCGGCTGGACGGTGGATTCGCTGCCGATGATGCGCGTGTCGATCCGGTGATCCGCGTCCTGTTCGACGCCGAGGATCCCGTACTGTGGAAGTCGCAGCGTGAGGGCGTTATCCAGCAACTGGAGATCGCACTGGCGGCAAACTTGTTTCAGATGCACTATGAAGAGGTATATGGAGTGGCTGTGGTGCCATTTGAAATATGGGAAAAGATAGATGAAAATCTAACAATTTCAGGCTCTGGTGAGAATGTAAAATTCTTATGTGCCAATGATGCTGAGAAAGACGCGCTTCAAGCAGTTGGAGTAAGTACATTGGATTGTGCTGATTACTTTAAAATAATACGCTCTGACCCAGCTCACGCAAGGAGCTTGCCAGTGCGCCAAGCTGACCAAGGATAGAAAGATGCTGAAGTTCAAAAAGGGTGACTGGGTGAAAGAAGTGAACTCTCCGCATTGTGTCGGGGTTGTCGCAAAGGTGGATCCAGAGCACGGCTTCTACCCCTATGTCGTGAAGCAGGAAAGCGGCCGGTCTTTCTGGATGCAGGAAGAAATGATTTCCGCCTGCGATGCGCCTGCCTCAGTCAGCGCAGAGGATCCATTACTGTGAAAGTCGCAGCGCGAGGGCGTCATCCGGCAACTGAAACTTGCGCTGGCAGCGAATACCTGAACTCGGAAGAAGCCATGAGCATCCCAACCAAGACATCCAGCCCCGGCAGCCGTCTTAGCGATTCCGAAATGAACGCCTACTTCGGCGGACGTGCCGCGTTCCTGTCCATGCAACGCGAAAACCTCAATATCGCCCTCAATCGGCTGGCCTCCGGCTTCGCAGCCGACCGTGCCAAGGCCGCTAACCTCGCCGGCAACTTCACCAGCCTAATCCCACCCCAGTCGGAAGCAGAGTGGATAGCCAAGTGCAAGAGCATCATCCGGCAGTTGGAACTTATACTGGAGGCAAACGTTTGAACAATCCGAAACGAAAGTACGATGTGCAGAATACCCCCACCAAGACTTACCCGCTGTCCATCCTCGGCGACCTGGATGACACGCTGGAAGATACTGCGCAGGAACCAAGCGAACACGATGAAGAGAGATGCGGTAACTGCCTGTTCAGCAAGGACTGCGGCATACCTGCAGCCAAAACACACAAGATGTTTTATTGCAAAAGGTACCCGCCATCAGTTTATGAAAAATGCTCCGTAGATAAGTGGAAATGGCCTGTCACGAATGCAATGGAGTGGTGCGGCGAGTGGAAGCCGGCGCGAGAGATGTAGACTGCGACCCGCAATCGTTGCGCCTTCTCGGAAAGTGCAAGGCCCACCAGGGTTGAGAGCCTGGTGGGCTTTTTCATTGGCCGGTCACTCCGGCGCTTCCATGTCGCCGTCGTGCAGCACGTAGTCCGGCCCGTCCAGCGACAGCGTGAACACCTTGGTGCCCACCACCCGCGTGGCCAGGTTCTGCGACCGGAAGTCATCCGCCATCACCACCGTGTGCAGTGGCGTCGGCCCGGCGTACTCGGCAGCGATCAGCGCATCCGACTCCTTCCACATGGGGTACCCCGCAGCGCGCAGCGCCTCCTTCAGCGCCCACCAGTACGGCCCGTAGTCCCGGTACCGCGTGCGATCCTTGGCCAGCCGCCGACTGACCACACCGAGCGCGTAGCCCATCAGGTCGGACATGCCGCGGTTCTCCTTCAGCCCCGCGCGCAGTTCAGCGATGCGCGCGTCCACGTCGGCGCGCTCGAATTTCAGCAGTTCGTAGGGCATGGGTAGCTCCTGGTCAGCGGGCACGGTAGATGGTCATTTCGAGCGTCTTCGCCAGATCGGGCCGGCGCTCGATGATCGCTTTCCATGCGCGGAATTGCACGTTCCACTGCTCGGCATCCTTGGCCCACCGGTAGCCGCCCAGTTCGTTCGCCACGGCCTTGATGAAGTCCTTGACGGGCCGCGTATCGCCACGGATACCCACCATGTCGGTTTCCTTGAGCGTGCCGGTGTTGACGGCATCGGGGGCGGTCTTCGGCGCAGTGGCCGCGGCAGGAGATGGCGCTGCTTTGGTCGCCTCAGGTGCCGGTGCCGGCGGCGGGGCGGCCAGATCGCGAATCGCTCGCACCTTGGCCGACACGATGCCCGACAGTTGCGGCGGCAACACCGAATCCAGCGACAGCACGCCGAGGTCTAGCTGCGGCGTGTTTCGCACCAGCCACGCCAGAGCCGAAGCCTTCACGGCCTCCTCGTCCTTCCCCTCAACCTCCCGCTCGAAACTGAGCATCGAATCGACTGGCGGCAGGAATGACCCGACCACCTCGGTGTACCTGATCGCCATGAGCGACAGCAGCCTGTTCGCCCCCTGGATGGTCACCCGCTCGCCACGCGCTGCGCACCACTCGCGCAGGCACTTGAGGGGCCACACGCTGTAGTCGTAGGGCAAGAGCTGCACCGCCGAGGCGACACAATCCCGAGTCCCCGCCGTCTTGACGATGGCCTTCTGCTGGGTGTGAATCGCCAGCAGCACAGGGTCGGTTCGGGCCGTGTGCTCGGAGAGGGAGAAGGGGAAGTACGGCGGCGGGAGCCGGCGGTTTCCGATCGCGACCAGATCGGCGCCCTTGCGCCGCGCCGCGATCACCTCGTTCTGCGTGGCGAACAGGTCGGCGCGCTGGCCGTCGGTCAACGGGGTGGATCCGAGCATGTCGTCCTCGATCTTCGCCGCCCGCTCGGCTGCCGCCGGGTAGCTGTCGCTGCCGGGGTAATGCACCTCGTCGAAGGGCATGATGCGGGGGAGGTCGGTCTGGTACAGCTCTGGCCCATGGCTGTATGTCTGCCAGGCGCTCGCAGTCAGTCTATCCTTGACGACGTAGAGCATGCCCTTGCTCAAGATGATGGTGCCTCGTACCACCGGAACATCGCCGACCAGCCGCCCCTCGCCGGCAATCACCTTGTCCACCACCTCGGCCGGGATGCCACCATCCCGCGCCGAGTAGCTGGCGAACTGGGCTCGACTGGCCTTGATCATGGCCTCGGCCTGCGACCGCTCGAACTCGTAGTCGCTTTGCAGTGCGCTTCCTTCGATCGGGACGGCATCCTTCTTGGCATTGCTGTCGTAGAAGACCCCCTTGAAGTTGTAGTCCTTGCCGCCGCGCTGCACCGCAGCCGTCGCCATGGCTGGCACCGATGCGAACCCAAGAACACTCAGGTCGAACGCCCCGCTGATCTCGCGCTCCAGCCCGGCCATGCGCGCCTGCACATCCGCCAGCGCCGCTCCGGCCGCAGCCTTCTTCACCTCGGACTTGGCATCCCGTGCAGCAAACACCAGCTTCTTGGACTGGTCCGCCAGCGCGGCGAAGCTGGCCAGCTTCTTCCCCGCCCACACGATCACGCTGTCGTTGTCCTTCAGGAACTTCTGGTTCGCGTTGATCGTCTTGATGGCGATGGCCTGCTTCTCGCGCACGCCGGCCTGCCGTGCCGTGCGCTCCTTGGCTGCCAGCGTCTCCGTGAACCGGATCATCGCGTCGGCGTCGCCCACCGTCTCGATCAACGCCTCTTCCTGCTCGCGGGTGAGGCCGCCGTCGATCTGGATGGAGCCGCTGCCGTGGATGTCCATCACGCTGTCGATCCAGTCGGCTTTCTTGTTGACCATACCGCGCTTGTGCTGGTCGAACGTGCCATCCGCGTCGTAGCTGTAGACCGACACCCGCTCGGTCTTGTTGCCCTGCCGCACGCCGCGGCCATCGCGCTGGGTCAGGCTGTCCGGTGTCCAGCCGATGGTGAGGTGGTGGATCGCCTGCGTGCCGCGCTGCAGGTTGATGCCGACCTCGGCCTTCTCGTTGGCGATGACCACGCGGAACTTGTTCGCCGCGCCGTGGGCGTTGAAACCGTCCTGCACGGCCAGGATGTCCTCGGGCTTGTTGTTCGTGCGCCCGGTGATGATGGCGATGGCGCCGCCGGACACGCCCGCCTGCTTGCGCAGCAGGCGCTTGATCTTGGCGTGCATGGCCAGGATGTCGCAAAAAATGATCTGCTTCACCACGGGCGACGGCTTGCCCTCATCGTCCACGCCGCGCGGCGTCATCTCCTCCCTGCGGAAGTTGTCCAGCATCGCGGCCAGCTTCGGCGGGACGCTCACGTCCAGATCGAGGCCGGCCTTCTCCTCCAGCTTCTCGAACTTGGCGATGGTGTCGGGGTCGATCGAGTCGATCACGATCCGGTTGCCCTCGATGACGGCCGCCACGCGGATCACCAGCACCGACACCTTGTCGCCGTCTACCTTCTTGGTCTTCTCGCCCACCACGGCCGCGTCCAGCGTGCGCGGGCCAGGCCGGGCGCGCTCTTCGTCGATCTTCAGCGCGTTGAACTGGGCGACCACTGCGGCGGCCTTCTCCTCGCCGCCCGCGGGCACGGTGTAGAAGGTGGCGATGTCGTCCAGCTCGGGGTCCATGATCGCGGCCGTCATCTTGCGGACCATGTTGAACGGGTGCCCGATCAGGTCGATCGGTTCGTTGAACCGGGCCGCCACCGACTCGTAGGCCGACTTGCTGCCGCGGTTCCCGCCAAACCCGGTATCGGGCCGCCCGCTCATCTTGTCCACCGCCCACCGGTACGCCCCCTTGTAGAGCTTCAGCCGCTCGATCATCGGCGGGTCCGGCATGGCCACGGGTGTGGCGAGGGCGTCGGCGTCCGGAAGCTGGATCGTCATGCCCACCGTCTCGGGCGTCTCGATCGTGATGACCTCGGCGATGGCACGGCGCAGCACGTCCACGTTCTGCAGCCCCTTGAACACCCGCGTGTCGCGCAAGATGCCGTCGAGCGTTTCATCCTCCTCGGATTCGACCTCGCAGACCAGATTCATGAAGTCGTCCGGCCCCTTGATGCCCATGGCCATGTCGTTCACGCGGTCGGCACCCACGGCCAGCGACAGCATCGCGTAGACCTCGATCGGCGAGTTCGTCACCGGCGTGGCCGTCAGCAGCAGCACGCCGTCCTTCTTCGGGCTCAGGCCACGGATGTAGGCGGCCTTCGCCTGCAGGTCCATGCCGACACCAGACGGGTCAGCGATGCTCAGGAACTTCGCGCCCTTGAAGTCGTTCAGCTTGGTGGAGTTCTTGGCGACCTGCGCTTCGTCCAGCGCGATCGAATCGATCCCAAGATCTTCGAGGAACGGCGCCGATGCCGAGTGGCCCTTGACGATGGCATCCGCCAGCCGGCTGCCACGGGCTGCGACGGCCTCGCGGGTCTTGGCCTTCATCGGCTCGATGTTGCCGTCATCCTTGACCTTGATCGTCTCGAATGCTGAGTCCACTTCTCCCATCGAATCGAGGTACCGGTCCAGCGTCTCATCGCGCAACCGCAAGCGGCGGAACGCCTCGAACGTCATGAAGATCTTGGAGTGGCGCCCCTCGGCGATGCGCGACAGGTCGGCATCGTAGGCGCCGGGGTCCATCTTGGCGTTGCCCTTCTTGTCCACGCCCAGCCCGACGAACAGGCACTGGTCCATGTCCTCCAGTGCGACCCTGGCCTCTTTGCGCCAGTTCGACAGCACGCTGTTCGGCACCACGAACGCGGTGCGCTTCTTGATGCCGATCGCCTGGGCATGCTGCACGCACGCCAGCGCGGTGAACGACTTTCCCAGACCGACCCCGTAGCCGTTGATCCCGCCGAAAAAATGGCCACGGCGGCGGATCTCGGCGTACTGGTAGCCGTGCGGGGTGACGCCATCGGGAGGCGTGCCCATCTTCCAGCCGGGCAGTGGCACCGGGTCGGTGTTGCTGGTCTGCGGGAAGTGCATCTTGGTGGGGTCGTTTGCCTGCTCCTCCAGTCGGCGGGTGATGGTCTGGTTCGCCCGGCAGTAGGCACCGAACTGCTCATTGGCCTCGCGAGCCATCTTGCGCAGGGCCAGTAATGCCTTGCGGTCATCCATGCCCTTGAACTTCGTTTTCTGGAGCGTGACCGTCCCATTTCTGACGTAGTAGGCGAACCGACGCAGCAGCTTGTGCCGGTCTTCATCCATCCGTCCTGCAACGTCATACTCGATCTCCGGTTCGCCGGTTTCGTAGCTGACCGAGAACCCATCGCCGTAGTACCGGCGCAGGAACTCCGCCTTCTCTTCGGTTGTCACGAACGGGCTGGACAGGTTGAAGTTCACCTTGCTGGCGTCCACGCGCTGCACGCGGGCGTGTGCCTCTTGCGCCATGCCCAGCAGCTTGCCGCGCACGGTGTCGTCCGTCGCGGCGGCGGCCTGGTCCTTGAGCATGGCGAGCATGTCGCCGTAGTTGCCGGTGTAGAAGTCGTCCGCGCGGCAGACCTTGCGCCCATCCGGCGAGATGCACCACGCGGGGTCGGCGATCGGGTCGAAGTCGGCGCCGTAGACCTCGGCAGCCTGCTCGCGCGTCACCCAGGTGCCGCCCTCGGCGTACTTCATGGCCTCGAACCGCTGCCCCAGCGTGCGGCCGTCCGCCCGCTCGGTCACGACATCGCCGCGCCACACCGCGCTGAAGCCGCCCTTGCGGGTGTAGTGGATGCGCAGCCGGGCCGCAGCGTCGCGGATGGTCGAGCCGGCCGCCGTGGGCAGCGTGCCGGCGTCGGCCGCATGGCGCTGCATGGCCTCGGACAGCGCGGGGTACTCGGTGGCGTAGTGCATCGGCTCGCTGTCGCGGCCGTGCCGGTCGAGCACGTCGGCCACGCACAGCGCCGTGACCGACACCGGCCAGTAGCGCGCCCGGTCGCCTGGGGCCAGCCGCATGATGGCGGGCAGCGTCTCGCGCAGCCACTGCGGCACCTCGTCGGACTTCGACATCGTGTGCATGTAGACCGCCCACTCGGCAACTTCCTCCAGCGACAGGCCGGCCGCGAAGGCGTGCATGGGCGTGGCGAGCTTGCTGCCCAGGTCGGCGGCGCGCGGGCTGTCGCCCTGCCGCTCGATCGGCACCCACGCGCCCTCGCGCATCTGCAGCATCTGGCCGCCCTGCGTCACCGTGTCGCCGTCGCGGTAGATGATCGGCACGGCCGGATCGGCATTGAGCAGCGTCCAGTCGATCCGCGAGCCGCCGAACTTGCGCAACAGCTTGGCGATCTCCACCGGCTTCTTGTCGCTGATCACCCGGTCCACGTCGCGGAACTTGGTCGGATCCTTGGCCTTGAACTCGCCCAGCACGTAGCGCGCGCCCTCGCCCGCGAAGTAGCCGCCGTCGATGAAGCCCGGCCACACCACCAGCGCCTCGCGCAGCTTCGCCGGCTCGCTGTCGGCCAGATCCTGGATGGTCTCCAGCGCGTCGGCGCTGTGCTTGCGGAACACCAGCAGGTCGGTCACTGTCTCCGCGCCCGCCGACAGGAACAGCGTGGACGGCAGCCGGTAGGCGCCCATGAACTCGGCCATCAGCGAAGCGCGCAGCCGCACGGACTCCTCCTTGCCGCCCTTGCCCGACACGCAGCGCGGCGGGCAGATGAACGCCGCCAGCCCGCCCGGCTTGAGCTTTTCGAGCGAGCGCAGGATGAAGTAGCCCTCCAGCGTCTCATCCTGGTACTTCGGGTCATCGCGGTAGTTCGACCCACGGTCGGCCTTGTTGCCGAAAGGCACGTTGCTGATCACCGCGTCGTAGATGCCGTCCGGCGTGGTCGCGGCGATCCGCTCGAAGTTGCTGACCTTGCAGTTGTAGCCCGGCCCCTGGTTCACCAGCCCGTTGATCTGGCCCGAGGTCTCGTTCAGTTCGACCGCATCGACCACAGCCGATGCCGGGGCCGTGCCGCCGAAGATGCCGACGCCCGCGCACGGGTCAAGCACCTTGCCACCGGCAAATCCCATGTCGCGCAGCAGCTCCCACGCGCCCTCGGCGATGGGCTTGGGTGTGTAGTATTCGTAGGCGCTTCCCTGCGCGCCGTCTTCGCCCACGAGGTTCCCGCCCGTGCCGCTGTACCGGGCCAGGGCGGTCTTCTGCTCGCCGGTCAAAGTCGAGCCATCCACATCGCCCGCCCGGATCTGGCGCAGCAGCTCGATTGCTGCGGAGTTCTCGCGCTTGCGCTGGCTGGGCTTGCGGTTCGGGTTGAAATCGTAGTGGGCGGCGCTCGGGTTGCGGGCCTCGCCCACCCCTTCGTAGCCCGTGTCTTCGTCATCGGCCGCGGCAGTCGCCTGCACCGGGTCGGCTGGCACCACGGCCGGCGGCTGCGCGGCAGCATCGCCCGCCCCCAGCTCGCGCCGGATCTCCAGCACCCGCCGCACCGCCCGCAGTCGCCCGAGCTTGTCCGTGTCCGGCATGGCGACGATCGACGCCTTGAGCCTGAGCATTTCGCCCACCAGCTTGAGCCGGGCCAGTCGTGTCGTGCGGTCTTCTGCTGCGGCATCCATGCGCGGCCCCCTGATTCGTTCTGTCTGCCTGATCTGGAAAGGGGCGGCCGAAGCCGCCCCCTTGTCACTTCACCGGCACGCGGCCGGCCACCGGTCAGACGGTGTAGTTCGGCAGGCCGTAGTCGGCGGTGATGCCGTTCTCGATCTTCAGCGAATTGAACGTCACCAGGCGGGCCTGGGCGTTCGTGGTGGCTGCAGCGACGGCTTCATCCTGCTCGACCTTCAGGGCGTTGGCGGCCGACAGGTCGGCAGTGGCATCGTCCACAGCCAGTTGCAGCGCGGCCAGCGGAGCCGAGACAGCAGCGAGTGCGGCATCGGCGGCAGCCTTGGCCAGCGTGGCGGCATCGACATCGGCTTGCGCCGAAGCCACGGCAGCCTCGGCGACCGTCTTGCCGTTGTTCGCATCGGCCAGCGCAGCGTTGCCAGCGGCGAGCGCCAGGACGGCGGCGTCCAGTTCGGCCTGCAAGCCGTCCAGCGTGGCCTGATCGGCGCCGCTGCTGACGGCGTCATCCAGGGCTGCCTGCTTGTCCGACACATTGGCCGACAGGATCACCACGTTGCCAGCGAGCAGCACGGCGGCTTCTGCCGACACGTAGCCGTCCTGGGCGAGCGCCAGGAAGTCGGTCGCATCGGTCAACGCGGTCTGGGCCGAATCGACCACAGCTTGCGCATTGGTCAGATCCGAACCGATCGCAGCGGCGCCAGCAGCCAGGGCGGCCTCGGCATCCGTCTTGCCGACCTGGGCAGCGGTCACGCCGGTGTCTGCGGCCGTTGCGGCAGCCACGGCAGCGGTGCGGGAGTCCAGCGCAGCCAGCAAGGCATCCAGCGCGGTGCGGACGGCCGGCGGCAGATCCAGGCCGATCAGGTTGTCGCGGTCGATGTCCACGGCCTGCAGGTCAGCCAGCGTCACGGTCGCGGCAGCGGAGAACTTCGGCGCCAGGTCGATCACGACGGCACTCAGGCCCTCGCGGTTGTACTGGGTGATCGCGATCTCCGGGCGGCCGGCTGCGGCTACGGCGATGATTTTGTCCAGCTTGCCGACCCAGACGCGGAACGATGCCGGGGTGCCGGCAAAGCTGACCGTGTTGAGCGTGAACACCAGCATGTTGGCGTTGAGCGGGTCAACCGCCTCTTCCGCCGTGAACACGGCGGTCGAGACGACTTCACCGACCTGCACCAGCGCGGTGACGCCGGTCAGCTTGCCGGTGACGGGGTCGTTGTGCTCGTGGAACTCGATGACCTTCGGCTCTTCCAGAAACGCCTTGACCACCGAACCGATGGTCACGTCCATGCCAGGAACCTTGCCGATCGAACCGGCCAGCGCCTGGGCGAAGCCGGGGTCTTGCAGCAGCGTGCGGATGCCTTCTTCGACCAGCTTCGGCTGCAGGCGGACCTTCTGTTCCAGCGCGAGAACGCGGGCGTCGTTGGTCTGCTTGTAGATCGTGATCTTTTCGTCCAGGACGATGTCGCCGTTGCGGTAGTCGGTGATGACCTTGTTCCAGAACTGCAGCGCAGCGACCTGGTTCATGCGGTTCGACGGATCGACCGGGATCAGATTGACGGCGGGGGCTTTGATGTCGGAAATGGGCATGGATGTTCCTGTTTGCTGGTTGTTGCCAGACTAAGATCCGTGGCGAAGTGCCGCGGAACAGGGTCCATTCTTTTCCTGTGTTGCTCATTGTTTCGGGTGCTTTTCCTTCCAGCTCGCCTGGGTAGACCACTCTGGTGCCACGAAATCAGGATGCTGTTTTTTGTGATTCTTGCTGCGCGCCCATTGCTCCGTTCGTTGTTGTGCATTACATTACTATTCATGGCAGCGCAGCATGCGGTGCCGGCAACAACACCAAGGAAGTACGCATCATGAGCATGACCACCTTCACCTCGACCCAGCAGCCTGATAGCACCCACCGCATCAGCGACGGCATGGAGAGCAGCTATTTCGCCTGGACTGGCGGCATGACCAGTGACGAGATCGTCGCGGCATACGCCAGCGGCTACGACACCAACGATGGCGACGATGCTGTCGAAATCATCGTGTACGACCTCGACAACGAAGTGGCCTTCAAGGACGAGTTCTGACCCATCCCCGCGAGGGGCTTGCCAGTGCGTCGCGGGTCGGCGCACCGTCAAGCCAACACCAGGAGCACGCAATGACTACCGTTTAGAGCTAACCGGCTTTGGCCGGTACTCCGGGCAAAGTCCGGTTCAGCGAGTAGTTATGCCGCTGGTTGTTAAACACATGAAAGGATGATCGCAATGGAATTTCAAGACTTCCCGAAGATGGCGCGGCTGGCCCGCGATGTGATTGTGACCGAGAAGATCGACGGCACGAACGCGCAGGTTTGCATCGGCGATGACGGCACGCTGCTGGCCGGCAGCCGCACGCGCTGGATTACCCCGGCTGATGACAATTTCGGCTTCGCTGCGTGGGTGGAATCGCACCGCGAAGAACTGCTGACGCTGGGGCCTGGACGCCACTTCGGCGAGTGGTGGGGCGCGGGCATTCAGCGGCGTTACGGCCTGACCGAAAAGCGGTTCAGCCTGTTCAATGTGCAGCGGTGGGCGTTGCACGACACAGCGCCGAAGACCTACCCGACGGCCGACCCGCGAGTGACGCGCACGCAAGACGTTTTGCCGCCCTGCTGCGGGCTGGTGCCGTTGCTGTACCAAGGCCAGTTTGACACGGCCGCCGTTGATGAGTGCATCGAACGCCTGCGGCTGACTGGCAGCCTGGCGGCGCCCGGATTCATGAAACCCGAGGGGGTGGTGGTGTTTCACACGGCCGGCAACGTTGGCTTCAAGAAGACGCTCGAAAAGGACGATGTGCCGAAGGCGCTGGCCGCGCTGCAATGACTACCACCTCCATCACCGCACTGCTGGCGCCCTACGCCGCAGCACTGGCAGGAATCCGCGACCGAGACCGTGGGCGCCTCACGCTGGCCGAGGCCCTGATCCGCCGGGAGGCGGCCCACGTCGCGGAGGTCCGCCGCGAGATGCCAATGCCTCTTGGCGGCTGGAAGAATGCGCTTCCGCTGGAGCATTACACACAGCTCGGACGCTTCATCAAAGGCTCCAGGACTGGCAACATGCAGCCCCTGCGCATCTCCCGCGCCCAAAACAGCGACGCCGATCTGCGTGAAATCGCGGACACGCTGCTCAACGCCGAGAACGTCTACGTCGATGCACCAGAGTGCCGGGCCATGACGACGGACGAACTCATTGCCTACGCCGCAGACGCGCGGTATTTCGCTCAGGGGGCTGGTTGAGCAACCCAGCACCAGGAGAAAAAATGGCCACGAAAACGATCACCTGCAACACCGCTATGGCAACAACTGAGCATCCCGTGAAGCACCGTCTTCGCAAAGGCGGCAAGCCATCGCTCGCCGGCATCGTCGCCCCTGGCGCCCGCACCAAAGTGGTGACGGTCGCCCTTGGTGATCACCGCCTGGAGCAACTGCGCGCACTCGCTGCGGAGCGCGGAGACATGACGCTGAACGTCAGCATGCTGATCCGCGAGGCGGTAGACGCGCTCCTTGAGCGCAGCGCGTAGCAGCCGCCCCGCACCACTTCACTTCAGCCCGGCCGTCGCGTCCATCGCCGCGGCCATGTAGGCGTCGATCGCCTGCCCGGCCAGGTCGTCGATCTCGGCATCCCCAGCGCGGCGCATCATCACGGCCTCGATCTTGTCGGCCAGGACTGGGTCCAGCATGTCGGGCGCGGTCTTGTCGATCACGCTGCGCAGGAAGTCGGCATCGGGGTCAGAAACGATGGGCGCCGCCACTGGCGCCGGCATCCCGATCTTGGCCAGCAACTCACTCACAACCCCTGAGGCGGCCTCGGTTCCGCTGGCATTGCGCCACGAGTTCGACTTGATGTCCAAGTAGCCGTTGAACCAGGGGCCAGAAGGAAGCGGGGTGTCGAAGTAGACGCGGGTGATCGGACCGTCGCCAATCCCCCATGGCTTTCCACCCTTCTCGCGAAGCGCCTTGATCATCAAGTTCTCCGGGGTGTTGTTTGCCAACCATGCGGCTTCAGCCTTCGCTGCCAAGGATGCGGCGTCACTGCCGCCACGCTGGCGCATCCCCGGCTTGGGGCCATTTCTCCGGATGTAGTTGGCGATGAACTCCTGCTTCTTTGCCGACTCGGCATCATCTGGCTGAGCTGCCACAGCAGCCGGCGCCATCGCCGGGCTGATCGTGGGTTCAATCGTCTCGGCGGATTGCTTCTTGGTCACTTTCGTCCCTTTTGGTTCAGCCATGGCTGCTTCAACCGCTGGTGATGCCTTCAGCTCATCCAGTCTTGCCCGGTATTTCTTCAGGTCTCGCTTGTGTGAAGCGATGGCCTTGCTGATTCCCGCAGTCTTGCCGGTATCACCACCAGCCGCTGCCAGATCGTGCTCCAGTCCAGAAATGATGGCCTGCTTTTTGTCGATCATCGGCAGAACCTCACCCGCACGGTATTTTTTGAGCGGGTCAACCTTCTCAACCATCACGACCTCGCCCGCCATGACGAACAGCGCCGACACCAGCGCCTGCGGCTCTTCGCCCCACATCGCGCGCTGCCCGTTGATCATCACCCGATCGGCGCCGGCCTTGCCCACGTAGATCATGGCCTTGCCATCGCCGCCGAACACTGCGCGCCCCAGGATGCGCGTCCCCTTGCGGATGACGCCCTGGGGCTCGCCGCTGCCCACGCTGTCGAAGACCCCTTCGTGCTCGCTCGGGTCATCCGCTTCCCACCCGTCGCTCATCTCCGCGACCGAATCGAGGATGGCGCCCACCACCAGCGACCACGACACCGTGCCGCCGGCCGCCTTCACCGCCTCGTCGATCCCCTTCGCGGTGGCGAACTCGCTGTAGTCGGTCAGGTCGAGCGTATCGGCGAGCTGCGCCTTGAAGTCGTCGGTTGCCTTGTCGAAGGTGTAGGCGGCGTTGACGGCGGCCACTGGGTCGAAGTCGGGTTCAGGGTCAGGTTCCACGGGAGCGCGCTCCAGCCCCTTCGTCAGGTCAACGCCGAAGTACATGGCTGCAACCGCACCAGGGGCATACATCGCCTCAAAGTCGCGGCGCATCTTGACGCCGTTTTCGGTGGAGCCAGCCCCCGAGGTGATCGCTTTTTGCGCTTCGTCTTGGCTGATTCCGCGATCCTTGGCGACAACGGCAGCGACTTGACCAAGCCACTCGGCGTAGGGGTCAGGCTGGGCGGCAGGGATGGGGGTGGTGGACACAGGCTCAATCTGCGCTGGCTCTTCCGCCACCACAGCCGCCGGCCGGTCGAACAGCCCGATCGTCTCCACTCCCGGCCCGTACATCCGCTCCAGCTCGCGGTTCGCCGCGGCCACGATGTCCTTGAACGCCACCGGCTCGCTGTCGCCGAACATATCGCCGGTCTGGCGGCGCTGGATCTCGCCCTTGATGAAGGTGGCCATCGCCTTGAACGCTTCGCCCATGCGCTTGGCACTGCGGTTGTTCTTCGCGATGAACACCGCCATCGCCGCCACGTCCGGGTCGATGTCGCCGAAAAGTCCGGACTGCCCCACGAACTCCTCGACCGACTGGCCGGCGTCCTTGGCCTGCCGGATCACGTTCGAGGCCCCGAGCAGCGCGTCCACGGCCTTCTGGTTCAGGCTCTTCTCCACCGCGTCGGTGAGCTTGCCCGTGGCTGCTCCGGCTGCATCGGGGTCCATCGCTGCGGCCTGGATGAACTCGGGCGCGGCGTGGTTCAGCGCCTTGACGATGTTCGCGATTTCGGGCTTCGCCACGTCGGCAGTCAGCTCCAGCAGCCGGTCGTCGGCGTAGGCTTTGGCGAAGATGGCGGCCTGCACGCGGGCGATCAGCGTGCTGGTCGGCTTGCCGTCGCTGGTGCTGTACTGCGCGGCCTCGGCCTCGCCCAGCGTGCGCAGGAACGCCGACAGGAACGGCACGTTCTCGGCCGCGGCCAGGTCGCCGTTCTCGGTCATCAGCGCGATCATGCCGTCGTCCATGCGGCGGGCGTCGCTCTTGGCCTTCTCGGTGGCGGTCATCGCCAGCGTGTCGGACTGGTTCGCCTCGATGGCGAAGGCGGCGCGGTCCACCTTGCTGGTGCGGATGCGCACGAGGACCGGGCGGCGCATCGCCTTCACCTTCTCCGGCTTCAGGCCGAAGTACGTGGCCTCGTCTTCGAGCCACGCGCGGTAGTCGTCCGCCTTGCCAGACTGGTAGGCCAGCACCACGGCCATCGTGCGCCCGTTGCCGGACTCGACCACGCCATCCGGGCCGATGATCGGGGCGCCCGAGTCGGCACGGCGCGACTTGCCAAGCAGGTCCGGGTCCAGATCGTTGGCCGTCTTGCGCACCCAGGCGATCGAAGCGTCGCGGCCCCGGTCGCGCGGCTGCAGTTCGGCCGGGAACGCCGGGTTCGCGTCGCCGGTGGACGGGTCGTGCGACGTGATCAGGCGATCGGCCTCGATCACGCTGTAGCCGGTCAGCACCTCGGTCCCCTTCGCGGTCTTCACCTTGGACTCGGCGCCTTCTGGGGTCAGGGCTTCGGGCTGGGTGTCGCCGAACAGGTCAGCGGCTGGCGGTTCGGCGGGGGCGGCCGGCGAAGTTGGGGCAGCCACTGGCGCAGGGCCAGGGCCCGGATTGGTTTTTGCAAGCTTCTCGCGATGAGCCGCCATCCGCGCCTCGGATTCTGCCTTGAACTTCGCCGCGCCATCCGCCTTGACGCGGGCAACGGTTTCGGCCGTGTTCCCGCCCGCCACCGGGATGCCAAGCGCCTCGGCGTGGTCGCGATGCGCGGCCCATGTCAGGACGCTTGGCGCATCCAGCGGCGCGAACGCCCCGCGAATGAGCGGCTTCCATGCAGCATAGGCGGCAGCCACTTCGTCGCTGGCCGTGGCCTTCGGTGCGTAGGGCCTGATGGAGCGCATCTGCTCTGGGTGCGCCTGCATGATCGCCTCCAGCCGGTACACCTCGGCCAGTTTCGCAGTAGATTCAGCATTCGCAGCAGCCACAGCCTCACCACGGATGCGCTGGTAGTCCGGCCAGTCGTTGTCGAGCGCCAGGGCAGCAGCGGCACCGGACAGGATCGGGTTCTCCTTGGCCCGCGGGTCTTCGCTGGGCTTGATGGCGACAGGCGCGGAAACCGGTTCCGGTTCAGCCACCTTCACCGGCGCCCGGCTGTCGATCTCGGCCGCCAGCGCGTCAGGCGACTTCGACAGGTCATCACGGATGGCAGCCACGCCCTCGCCGTCGATACTGATCTGGTAGGTCACACCGACAATGTTCGACCCTTTAGGGGATGGGCGGAAGTCGGCATTCAACTTTAACCCGGCAGAATTGGTCATCGGCCACTTCCATGTTGGGGCATCCCACCCCAACTTGCGCGCCGCATTTCTGGTGTCGATGACACGCTGATTGAACTGGTTATCGAGCGTGTCCTGCCAGTACGCCTCAGCCTCCTGGTTGCCGTACACCATGGCATATTGATCCGCAGACATCATCTTGCCCGCCACGCCGGGTAGGTCAGCCGGTTTGATGTGCTTCCAGTCTGGTGCTGTAGCGATGGCGTCAACCGGCTGGGCCGGGATGACGGCCGCCGGCGCAGCAACCACCTTCGGCGCCTTCGCCGCCGCGCTCGCCCGCACTTCCTGCGCCCGCTCCAGTTGCACCTTCAGCCCGTCCAGCGTCTGCTCCAGCCCGGCGATCTCGCCCTGCAGGCCCTCGATCTGCGCGGCCCGCTCGCCGGCTTTCGCGTTCACGCGCAGGAACGCCGCGCTGTTCTTCTCGACCAGAGCCATGATCCGCCGCGCCACGTCGCGCGGGCTCAAGTCCTTGCCCTTCTCGGGCGCGACCACGATGGTCACGTCCTTCTTGTTGATCACCCACCGCGCCGACACCAGCACGTCCATCGGCGCGAGCTTGGCGGGCGTGGTGTCCGGGTTGTGGAACCAAATCGTCAGCGTCTGGCCGTCCGACATGCCGTAGATCACCGGGATCTGCATCGTGCCCTTCAGGCGCACCGGCTCGCCGATCTCGACCATCTGCGGCTGCACCGCCTTGCCAGCCGCCTTGAGCACGGCCAGGATCTGGTCCGTCTTCGGCTTCAACATCCCCGCCTCGACCACCAGCGCGTCCAGGACGATCAGGTGCTCGATGTCCGGGTCCGACAGCGCGTCGTCCATCGTCATCGGGTCCGTAAGCAGGTCGTCGCCCACGTCGTCCAGGCGGATGTCGTAGAGCACCTTGCCGATCGACTGCCCCATGGGCGTGGCGTGTTGGTCCCAGAGGACGGGCTTCATGGTCGATTCCTTTTTCGTTTCGGGTGCCGACAGCAGATCCGCTGCCGATCGGATCGGCGCCGTGCGGTCGCCTGACTTGAGCCACCAGCGCAACTGCGCCAGCGTGATGCGCACCATGCTCCCCAGGCCCTGCCAGCCGGGCGAGTAGGAGCCGATGTAGCCGGCGCGGGCCAGCTCTTCGGTGCCGAACCCGAGCATCACCTTGTGCTCGTCGAATTCCCCGTCCGGGTTGACCTGGTTGACCACCCAGACATGCGGCGACTCGGGCACAACGCCGATGAATACGTCCACCGGGTCGCCATCGGCGCCGCGGGTGCCGGCGAAGTAGCCGTAGTGGGCCGCCAGCCGGGTGCGCCATGGCTGGCCGTCCGTGTCGGTGCCAGTGCGGAACGTGCCCTCGGGGTTTTCGATGCACAGATCCATCCCGTGCAGGCGGAACCGGCCCATGCGGTAGTTGCCCGCCAGCTTCTGCGCGGGGGTCGGCTCGGGCGTGGCGTTGCGGCCGGTCGCCGCGGTGTGCGCGGCATCGGTCAGCCGCGCGTGCAGTTGGGACATCAGTGGCTCCTTCGGGATGGCCGATTGTCCCGGAAAGTATAGAAAAGAACGTGCAAGCACCGAAAATAACATCGGAAAATGCGCCAACGCACTTCAATGGCCGACCAGCCGACCACCCCACAGCCACAGCCCATGAGCGACCAGACGCACCACACGATCACCGCCCCGCCATCCGCCCAGCCGCAGGGCCATGGCCTGTTGCTGCCAACTTCCATGGCGGCGGCGATGCTCGGCACATCGAACCGACATGTGCAGATGCAAGCTGAAGCTGGGCGCCTGCCGTTTTCGAGCACGCCTAGCGGGCACCGGCGCATCGCCGTTGCGGATGTCGTCGCAGCGGTGCATGGGAGCGGCATCCCCGGCTTCTGCGCCGACGACACGCTCATCTCGCTGTCCGCTGCTGCGAGCCTGTGCGGCACCACCCCCACCCGATTTAAGGAATCCGCTGACGCCATCGGCGTGCCACTGGGCCGAACGCTTGGCGCCAAGCAAGAGGCCCGCGGGCATCTCCGCGTGATGCAACGCGACATCGACCGAGTGCGCCAGCAGCTCCTGCTCCCCCGCCATCCCGGCACCCCCAGTTCCCCCACCGCAGCGCGATAACTCGCCAGACAGAGAACCACCACCATGACGAACCGACTCATTGATGTCCACGGCTACGAAGACGGCATGTCCCCCACGGGCAACCCGTACAACGTGCCGCTCTCCGTCGCCAACATGCTGATCTACGCCGGCCGCGCCAGCCTGTCGGCCAGCAACGCCGTTTCCGGCAGCCCGGAAGACGGTTTCGCCGGCTTCACCGGCTGGACCGCGATCCCGAACATGACGATCTACGCGGGCAAGCTGGTCATGCACCTGACCTGGGTGGGCGGCACTGGCACGGCCCCCACCGCAAGCTATGTCGGCCCGAACAAGTTGGTCGCCATCCCGGCCGATGCGGCGGACATGGTCTGGCGCATGTACCAAGGCGAGGACACGACCGAGGCGGGCGTTGATGGCTTCCCGGTGGTCGGCAAGAGCGGCTGGTCGCCGGTCCCGACCCTCGTCGCCGATGGCGCGCGCCAGGTCATGCACATCACCTGGTCCGGTGGCACGGGCACGCCGCCGCCGGATGGCTTCGTGGGCGCTGGCGAGCTGGTCACCACGGCTGCGCTGGCCGTGAACCTGAAAGGAGAATCCGTCACTGCTGGCCCGCATCAGCATGCTGTTGGCGACGTGACCGGGCTGTCTGCGCTGATGGCCGGCAAGGTGGACTCCTCGCTGCTGGGTGTCGCATCGGGCGTCGCTGAACTCGACTCGACCGGCAAGCTGAAGGCGTCGCAGATCCCGGCCAGCGCGCT